AACAGTAAAGTATCAATAAAAAAAGGGGAGCCGTAGCTCCCCTAAGTCTAATCATAGGTGAAAGGAATAAGCCCTATGATTATTCGTCATCCTCAGCAAGCTTGTTGAAGAAGTCCAGATCGTCTTCTTCGACAGCCTTCATCGGTGTAGCCTTTGCCATCTTACCAACAGCAGGTGCTGCAACAGTGCGTGCAGCAGGACGCTCAAAAGGGGTGTCGTCTTCCTCCGTCTTACGAGCATTGGGTTCAGAGAGAACCTTGTCGAGACGCTTCTTTAGATCATCGTAGCTCTTGAACTTATCTGGAGCAACGAGTTCAGCAAGCGAATACTCTGTCTTCCAGATTGCTTCCATGTTGTCGTCATCATCTGACAATGGAGCAGCGTCTTCGAATTCAGACTTATCATAGTTACGATAACCTTCAACCTTGCGGATCTTGATCTTGAAGTTAGCACCAGCCCACAGATCAAAGGGATTGACAGGCTTCTCGTCGTCAAACTGCGGATTCATCTTCTCGTTGATCTTGTCGAAGATTTTCTTACCGAACTTGTAAAGGAATACCTTTCCTTCGTTCTCAGGATGAGCGGGATCCTTGACAACATAGATGTTGGCAATATAGTTCAAGCGACGCTTACGTGCGCGAACAATTTCCTTATCCTTGTCGTTACCTGAGTTCCAGAGCTTGGAATTCATTTCAGACACGGGATCGGGTTGATTGAGAGTGGTCAGGGAGTTTTCGATATACCATCCGCCTGGACCTTGGAAACCATGATTCCAAATGCGGACCCATGGGAGTTCTTCGTTCTGAGGAGCGGGAAGGAAACGAATGACAGCGTAACCGTTACCAGCTTTATCAACTTCAGGCTGCCAAAAACGATCGTCTTCGTTAGAAGCTGTTTCCTTGTTAGCGAGCTTGTTGATTTCTTTGGTAAGGCGTTCCAGCGAAGAAGTGCGCTGACGCTTGAGGGCAGAGAAAGATTCGTTCATGTGTATGTCTCCGTTGTATGTGTTGTATGGTAGATATTCGTCTTATCCACAGTGATCATAATATACTATTATATAGCATGAAGTCAAGACGAAAACACTTCACGCATAACCTTTTTTATAGCAGCCTTGTCAGCCTTTACAAAAGGTCGATACTTTGACAACTGGCGATGGAACTCAGGCCATACGATTGGATCATCGATCTCTTCGTTCCATTTGTTCAGAATGTCAAAAGCTATATCAAAAGCAATAACAGTTTCAGCCGCGACCTTACCCGCCATATACATTTTCAATAAAACTGGATGCGTCTTTTCAACCAGAAGGATACGGCTTACGCTGTTATTGCATTCATCAAGAATGGTTTCCAGATCCTGCTTCAGGTAATATGAAAAGGCTTCGATACGCTTCTGCCAATTCAGATAGACCTTCTCAGACTCTGGTCCATTCATCTCTCCAACCCAGCGAACGCCAGCGTTGGAAACAAAGTTAGCAACGAAGAAGTTGGTTAGGTCTTCGTCGCTGTATTTACGTTCCAGCTTGCGAAACAGATACTGATCCTTTCGCTTTAGGAACGATTCTTCGCTGATCTTGCGAACCTTGCCGCTATACTTGATAAAGTCGTAATCAGAAGTAAAGTGCAGCTTCAGTGCTTGATAGCGGTTGTATGCTTTCATGCCTTCCATTAGACGAACGTGATTTCAGATTTCCATCCGCGCTGCCAGAACTTTTCGTAACGCCAATACTCTGGTGTTTTATCTGTATTGGGAGCCAAAGTCTTGTTGATAATGGCATCCATCGTCTCGCGTGTGATGTATAGCTTCTCTGTCATCAGATCATACGATACACGGCAATGCTTGAAGTCGAAGTGATCGATCAGTTCTTCGCGAGTCTTGAAGTCGGTCAGAATATACTGGAACTTGCTTTCCTTGAAGAACATTGTTTTTTTGATGCGGTCATTGTTCATGTATCCGCTACTACCGATACGAACATCATCACGATCATGATACTTAGTTTCCATGTATTCCATAATCTTGGTATTGTGATCGTCGTCAAGCAAGAATACATCGTAGTCGTTTACCGTATCGCCTTTTAGCATAGAAGCAAAGCAACCACCAGCGATGATCATACGATCTCGATTCCATGTCTGCTGTTCCATGATAGTCCTATTGTCATGAAATAGTCTATGGAGATCGTGTTTGATTGCAGTAAGCATAAGTGTTTCTTTGATACTAAACAGCTTCTTAGCTAACTCTTTCTTTTCAAGCCAAGTATAGTGTTCATCAAGATATACGGGAGGTTTCACATTCCATGGTGCGGGAGGAGATGGCATATTGTATGGTAGATTGGTTGATCCACCAGAAGAAATGGAATATGTTCCTAATCCAAGAGCACCACCGCTAACATTAGAAGGCATGATATAAGTTCCTCCAGTCACACCTGTCATCTGAGTAATCGTTTCAATTATATGCTGTCGTCGATATGAGGGTTCCATAGCTTCAATAGCCATTCTACTCATCCTCGTAACCATATTAGTGCTTTTGTTACGAATGATCAATGAATCTGTTGGATAGTCTATATCGATGGCGAAACCGTCTAGCTTGATACTGGTAATCCAATTCAAGAACTGTTGGTGATCTGAGAACTCTTGTTGACCGAACATTAGATTGGCAACCTTGATCCAGTGCGTTTGATGAGATTGAGTGAAGCAGCTTCCGACTGAAGCAACTTACGCATAGTGGGAGTCATGAGCTTGGATACGTTCTCAAACTCAAGCCCAGTCTTTTCGCAGACATCGGTAATCGCTTCGAGATAGCTCATACCTTTGTCGCTGATACGGAGTTCCACCATCGAGATAAACGTGTTGGAACTCATAATGCTTGCTACGGCTGCATCACTCATTTGTCATATCCTTCATAGGGAACATCGCGACGACCAGCATCTGCAATCTCAGCGAGAGTGCGACCACAACCAACACACTTCTCACCAGACTCATCGAGCCGGCAGATGTTGACACAAGGAGTCTTCTGTGGTTCCGGCACAACGAACGGATTGTTCTTACCACCGACGCTACGGCGCACGATATCTTCGCTCAATGCTTCTGGATAATAGACTTCTAGTGCAACACAGTCTTCAATGCAGTTGAACCAATGGAACTCGCCAGGACGGACAGAAGTAAAATCACCTGCTCGAAGAGTGGTGACATCGGTGAGATCATAGTTATTCTTTGCGACATGGATTTCCAACACTCCTGAGATGACATAGAATCCGTTCCATTTGTGTTCATGCTTATGCTCCGAACAGCGGAATCCCGCCTTTACGTTGATCTTGTGAAGTTCGACATTAGAATTCTGAATGAGGACGCTTGTATCACCCCAAACTTTGCCAGTAATGTTACCCATTTACAATCTCCAGCTTCAAATCTTCAAGTAACTCCCGAACAAGGTTACGCCAATGATTCTTTTGTTCTTCTGTATAATGTGTAGCCCATTCACCACCATTATTGCCAAGAGCAATCTTGATAGCATACTTTTCGAGCAGTTCATTCATCGCTTTGTTCTCTGTTTAGTATCATAATCAAGTATGAGTAAATCATATACTAGATTTTCGAATTTGTCAAGACGTATCATGTTCGGACCATCAGATGGCGCGTTGTCTGGATCTTGATGAGTTTCGATGAACAGAGCAGAGACGCCAATCGCAACAGCAGCGCGAGCCATAGTAGGAACATACTGACGTTGACCACCAGAGCTTGTTCCATTACCGCCAGGAAGCTGAACTGCGTGAGTGCAATCCATAACAACGCGATCAGTATATTGCTTCATCACTTCGAGCGAACGGAAATCAACCACAAGATTGTTGTAGCCAAATGTCGTTCCGCGTTCAGTGAGCATGAACTTATCGCAGCCAAACTTACGCAGCTTCTCGGCTACGTTCTTCATTTCCCACGGCGATAGGAACTGACCCTTCTTCACGTTGACTGGCTTACCACTTTGTGCAGCAGCTTGAATGAGGTCAGTCTGTCGGCAAAGGAACGCAGGAATCTGAATGATATCAGCCTGCACTTGTTCGCAATGCCAAGGTTCGTGAACGTCCGTGAGAACCTCGATTCCTCGAGCACGGACGGCCTCCATTCCGTAAAACGCCTCGTCGAAGCCGCTACCTCGTTTACTATCTGCGGAACTTCGATTTGCTTTATCGAAAGAGGTCTTATAAATGAAGTTGACGTTTAGTTTAGAGCAAATCTCGTTAAGAGATTCTGCCATCATGACTGCATGCTCGCGAGTTTCGAACGCACAAGGACCAGCGATAATGCTCAGGGGTTTATCATTCCCACAAAATTCATAGAATCTCATGCTCAATCCCAAAGTGCGCGAAAATACTTACCAAACAAACGAAGCCCATTCCGAATACGTTCGTCGTGTGCTTTTTGACCTTCCAAATTATATGTGTCCGTCTCTTCGTTATAGAACGACTTATAGTCGTCACTCTTTAAAGTTTCGAACGTCCAGATGAGTTCATCCATGATCCAGTTGTAACGATCGAGAGCACGAGTATCACTACCACCATGATCAGTTTCTTCACCCTTACCAATAGCAGGAGCGTCTTCTGGGTCAGAGCTGAAGTAGCCGTGATTACATTCTTTGAGTTGAACAAGCATAGGATGCACGATAAGCGCGAGCGTGTGATCCATCGACCAAGTGTCATAAGAATCAATACGAATGTTGATTTTACGTTCCTTCTTGGAATCAAGCCATCGACAGAACTTACCTACCCAATTGCTATCAAGCCAGTCGCCAAACTTTTCACATGCTTTGACATCCCAGCGATTTTCTAGGACTCCATCCGTATCCAAAAGAACAGCTCTGTGATCGATCCAAAAGAAAATCTTTTCTGCGAGCTGATAAGGACCAATGTAGTCGGTATAGGGACCAATGTAAACTTTCATAACAATCTCCATGATATGGTTCGGGAGGAAGGGCTCGAACCTTCAACCTTGGGATTCAAAGTCCCCTGCGCCACCAGTTGCGCCACTCCCGAATGATTACTTGCCTGAGTGTTCGCTGAGAAGTTGAGTTACGTTCTTGACTGTTGGGTCGCGAATGTCATCAATGAATGTCATAAGCTCGTCAGCCTTCTTGATAACTTCAGCTGTGGTAGGGAAAGGTTTTTGAACACCACCGCGTTCAGCAGCGATGATGTATTCCGCGTCGCACATCGACTGTGCCATTTGAAGAACGGAAAGACGAATTTGCTTTTCTTCAGACATGATATACCTCACGGATTGTTTTGTGAATGAGTAACGTCGAACACAAATGTGATACGGTCGACGTTTCCAATGTTCTTTGCGGAATGCGGTAGTTTGTTATTGAACCAGAAGAAGGTTCCTGGCTTGATTATATGCTCTTCACCATCTACATTATATAGATACTCACCCTGTAACGCAAAGTGATATCTATCACGCGAAAGATAATACGTTCCCTCGTCAATATGGCGACCAACAGAGTCGCCTGGTTTCAAGCGAAAGAACGCAGCGCGAGAAGCTTTCTGGATATTCCAAGAACGCAACCATTCGTGAACTTCGTGATACTTATCGAACAAAGGTGTGTTCTGTTGATCTTCAGAGTTCTTTGGACTAACTCTAATTGAAGGAACCGTTGCCATAACAAGCGGAAGAAATCCATAAGGATTTTTTTCACCAGCTGTATTATTGTAAGTTGATACAGCATTCCAGTCTTCAGGATTATCAAGAATCTTCTGAAGGATTGGTTCGTATACTTCTGATAGGCTGATAAATCGAAAGTTGCTCATGACAATCCATTTGAAAGAGTGAGCCCGTTCTGTTTCTAGGTGGAGCTCATACCCAAGAGATTACGCCGCTAGGCGAGTCTCGATGAGTGCATTGTCGTTTGCATCTAAACGTTGCTTTCGGTCTCTTCGTGTCTTTACTACAACCCGTCGAACCTATATCGCCCCCATCAAAGATACACTATTTGAGTCTCTAAACTCGGTCATCGTTCGGGCAGATGAACTAGTATGATCTGCTTCAGAGCCTAGTGTATCTATGGTGGAGTCGGCGGGTACTGCCCCCGCGTCCGAATCGTCTATTCCATACGCCTCAACGACCTTAGCATGTTATTTATACTAAGCTGTTTGACGTTGGATGTCAAGACTTTTTCTCCACTCATACTGATCTCTTACACGAATCAATTGGCGGACATAATCGTTGCGCTTGCCTTCAAAGCAGTCGAACTCGCCTTCATCCGATACGATAAGAATGGCAAAGTCGTGACACTCAATGCCAGTATGCTCTTCAAACATGATAGAGTATGCTGTAGCCTGAAGGAAGTAATCGGTAATCATATCAGGAGTCTTTCTCTTACGAGATGTCTTGAAATCGATCACCGTTACTTTACCATCCCATTCACAGATCAGGTCTGCTGTCCCTGCGATTCGGAGGATGTCTGAGAACATCGGTGTTTCAGACGCATAAACAAGTTGTAGGTTTTTATCAATACATTTCTGAACAATACGAAAACGTGCGAGTGTCGAGGGCATGATTTTCTTGGCATCTATCTCATCTCCTAGAATGTATGATTCCATTAGATTGTGAAGATCCGTGCCACGGTTCGCTGCTTGTCGGCTGATTTTGTTAGCTTCTTCCTCACCAACACGAGCACGCCACTCAGCAATGGCACGTTTCTTCTCAGGTTGATCGCCCAGTAACGTTGTGATCGAGGGATAGACATTTCCATCAGGGGTCTGATATCGACGCCCTGATGGAGTATTGATTTGCTTTGCTCTTGGTAATTTTATAGAAGGATCAATAAGAAATGTCAACTAATCATACCTCGTTCTTCAAGTTCTGTGCGTGTAATTATATATTCGCGCACAAAGCCTGAACGAACGACATCTTCCTTATGAAACTTAACAATTTCGAAAGAACGCATCTCACCTGCAATCTTGAGCAGATTGTTCATACCAGACCCTTCACGAGTATAGTCCTTCTGCGTAAAGTCACCACAGAAGATAACCCTACAACCTTCACCAACGCGAGTCATGACCGTATGGATTTCATGGTCCGATAGATTCTGACACTCGTCGATGATGATAATGTTATCGCGGAAAGTCATACCACGAAGGAATGACGTAATATCAAACTGAATGTAACCATTCTGCTTCAACCAACCGTAGTCCTTATCGCAGATCTCTGAAACGATTCCCTGATATGGTGCTTCATAGACCGCAGCTTTGTCTTTCGCATTGCCAGGAAGGAACCCGATATCGCGAGTAGGAACAACGCTGCGTAGGATTACGATTGGCTTAGGAGCATCGCCACTAAGCATAGCGTTCATGGAAAGCCAGAGAGCAAGGAACGTCTTACCAGTTCCAGCGCAACCATGAAGGATTAGATTCTTGTCTGAATTGAATGCGTCAACAACTATACGTTGAGCTGCTGTTCTAGGGGACACACGACACAAGCTAGGAATGACAGGTTGTTTATATCCTGTTCCTTTAGCTCTCTTTTTTTGTTTTCGTTCTTTTCTCGTCAAATACTTCGATGCTTCGGCTTCAAGAAATGCTTCGTCTATGATTGCAGTCTGCATGGCTGCTCCGATGTTATTGTTATAGGGAATCATAACGAACGAGAACGAGAGTCTGTGTCGTGCTATCTCCTTAGAATGTGTTGACGGTTGATTTGGGATGCTTCTTCTTGATTGTCTTCAAGATGTCACGGAAACCAGAGTCTGGCTTGTTGCGACCAGCGGAAACACCGCTCACGATTTGTGGCGCTGCAGGGACTTGTCGAATGTGGGGATTTTTTTCGAGCAGTTCTTCCATTGAGGAAATCGTCATGAAATCCTCGTAAATCTCGCCAGTGTCTTTGTTCTCAAAAGTGTATTTTGGCATCTTACACCTTTATTTAGTATCTGAGAGAACATCGGTCAAAGACGGGAAAACCTTCGTGATTTCATGCCACGCCATGAGAGCAATCTCACGATGTTCTTTCTGTGTCTCGACACCCATACGCAGCTCGCAATAGTGAATCCAGCTACGCAGCGTTCCGTTCATATACATACGGGACTGAACAAGACCTTCAGGCAGCACAGCGCGAGCTTGCTCCTTAGCGATACCATTGATGATAGCCCACTTATATGCTCCAAGCGCTGTATCTACGCTTTTGGCTTGCACTTCTTTCCACCTTTCGGTTAGAGGTGTGCCTTGAGTAATTTCAATGCTGTTCTGACGATTCTTCGTATCCTGCAAGCGAGCTTCGCGTGTAACAAAGCCCAAGTCCTGAGTAGGATCAGCATAACGCTGTGAGAACTCTTGGAAAGAGAACGAGCGATGTCGCAGAATCTGACGAGCGATATCGCGGGTCGTGTCGATTTCCATGCAGATAGAAACCATTTCGAACGGCGACCAGTGCTTATGCTTTGCGAGATACTTCAACAGCTTTGGTGCTGTCTGCGTATTCATCTGATTGCTGGGATTACTTACACGAGCAACATAAGCAATGAACTCATCGACACCAACGATATATCCTGTAATAGGATCGCTGATTGTTGGTTTACTTACAGCTACAACCTTGACGCTTTGCATTTGATTCCTCAATTAGTTTCATAACTTCTGCAGCAGATTCTTCAACTTCCCATGTGATAGGAGCGCCAACTCTACCATGAACGAATGTAGTTAGACCACCGTCTCTTACTTTTGCGTGTTCGTAAACTGCGGTAATATGATCGACATTGATCCAGATAAACTCGTCGGCGTGTTCGCCTGCTGTATTCTTTAGCTTGATGAACATACGAACCACTCTGGAGTTGGTCGGCTTGTCCACTTCGCAAACCGCACCTTGTGGTCTATATAGTATTTCCTATAAGCCTCTACCGGATCGCTATTCTTACAGTCGTCTGGCATAGCTTGTGGAAACGGAGTAAGTTTACCGAGTGCGATATTCTTTGGAGGAATACGAAGAATAGGAAACAGCTCTTCAGTCTTGTGCTTCTTACCGTAGCGATGCGTATATTCGTCAAGCAAACAACGCAATAGCTTTACAGACCAAACATAGTTCTCTGAAGTAAACATCGACCATTGAGTGCATGGATGATTGATATGTGTCGCTTGATATACCTTATCATCGCGAGTATCTTCTAGCTTCCAACGTTTAGCTTTGCGACCAGACTTCGACTGACCAACAACTTCCATACCGTCGAGAACACGATGCGCAGTAGAAAGCATCTGTGCTTCTTCGAGGATCATCTTGACGACATGCTTGTCGCAATGATACATCGCAGCCACATACGGATCTTCATCAAGAATAAAACGATTCATTTCGCGTCTTCCCATTTCCATTCGAAAACATAATACATCATCTTGCGCGTCAACCAGCGTGGACGCTTGAATGCAGTAAACTTGATTGTTGTAACTGCACTAACACTTCCTGGCATAATCCAATAACCAACAGGCTTTGGTGAAGGTTCAAACTTATATTCCATATCAAATTTCCACAATCAATGGCTTATCGACTATCGCTATATCAAGGATCTTAATCAAGAAGACATGATTGCGACACACGCATATCACAAGAAGTTCCTGATGACGAGCGAAGCGGATATCATTGTATCACATCACACACCAACGCGCAAGTCTATTCATCCGCGATATCTGACGAGTCCATACAACACATCGTTCTCAAACGATATGGAAGAAGAAATCCTATCTATGCGTAAGCCACCAAAGCTGTGGATTCATGGACATACTCACGACCGTTTCGATTATATGATCGGCGAGACGCGAGTGATCTGTCATCCGCGCGGATACAAAGGTGAACACGATGATCACGGAATCTATAAGCCATTGATTGTGGAAA